GTGTATCTCAGTTGTTTTAAACAGAAGAAACATGTTAAGAGATTGCGAAATTTGTTGAATTTGCAAAAAGTCAATCATTGCACTGGTTACACACCTGATGGTAAGTTGAAATACCGGGTGAGAGGTACACGTATGAGTGGTGACATGAACACTTCTCTTGGCAATTGCGTTTTGATGTGCAGTATGATTAAGCAATACTCCTTGTATAAGGGTGTTGACTTGCAATTGGCCAATAATGGGGATGATTGTGTGGTTTTCATGGAGAAACGGGATTTGGAACGGTTTAGTGATGGACTCTTTCAGTGGTTTTATGAGATGGGCTTTAATATGCAAATTGAGAAGCCCGTCTATGATTTTGGAAAGATTGAGTTCTGCCAGACCAAACCTGTCTTCGATGGAACCTCGTGGATTATGTGTAGAAATCCCCATACCGCTTTGGTAAAAGATTCCGTTATGTTACAACCTTTCCAATCAGAGGGATTATTTAAAGGTTGGCTTGATGCTGTTGGTACAGGCGGGATGGCCATGACTGGAGGCCTTCCCGTCTTCCAGGAGTTCTATCGCGCTTATCAGCGCTGCGGTCAGAGAAGAGAAATCCCCAAGGCGTTGTTACCTTGGAGTTTTCGACGTATGAGTCACGGCATGACACGACAGCACTCGGCTGTTCATCCGAGTGCTAGATCTTCTTTTTATGATTCCTTCGACATTACACCTGATGAGCAAATCTGTCTTGAGGAATACTACAGTCAATTGACCATATGTTCGGCTCTGGGAGATTACCAGCCCAGATCCGTCTTCGCTTAGGTGTTGGGGTGTGTCATTGATGGGCCAAATACAATTTGATGTGCTAATATAAATGCCAAGAGACTGCACGGCCCACTAGTTAGCATAGTTGACACATGAACAGTCCAGTTGGGTTGCTGGATCCCATAAATAACCCATGTCTTTTATTAATCCTTTTTTAAAGCCAAATATTGAAGAAAGTTTCGTCGCGTTTGAGGAAAGTGAAATGAATAAAGCTAACCAACAAGAGAGAGCAAGGCAGTCAGCAATTGACAAGTTGCGTAATGCTATGAATCAGACCCGTGCCACTAAGGGCGGGTCTGCGCAGCGCGTTCGGCGAGCTGCACCACCCACGATGGCTCCAAATAACCGTCGTGGTGTTACTAGCATTAGGCCACCTGCCAGTACTGGCTCCATTGTGCGTAATCCTCAATTGCGCACATTGGTTGTGTCACATAGCGAACCATTCTTTGGTGTCGCTTTGACAGCCGCAGGTGCCCTTAATTTTAACCGTGCTGCTATTATACCTGCGGTCTTTCCTTATCTTGCTGGTATTGCTTCTAACTTTTCTCGATATAAATGGAGACGTTTGCGTATCTACTATGTTCCTTCTTGCCCTACTTCTACGCAAGGAGAGGTTGCATTGGGAACTGTGGATAGTTTTGAGGACGCAAACGCTGCAACGTTCGTGCAAGTGGCTACAATGTCTCATGGCATCTCATTTCCACCTTGGGGTGGTACTATTGATAGAGGGCCAGATGCCATCACATTGGACATAGATTGTAATAGGTTTGAAAAACCTAGGTACAACTATGTGGCAACAACGCAATTTAATAGTTACAGTAATCCTGAAAAGGATTCTGTGACTCCTATACTGTTGTGCCTGGCCACTCAAGGGTCCACTGCCGCCGTAACGATTGCAGGTAGGGTTTGGATCAGCTATACTATTGAGCTTATTGATCCAATTCCTGCCGGTGTGAACGGATGAAGCACTTTGGGCAGCCGCGTCGTTGACGTGGGTGAGTTACGACACCCCCCAGAAGCGAGTAGTTCCCTTTTGTTCCCTTCCGAGTTATGGGATAAAATCAACTCGGACCTTAGCCAGGTTATTGGTGATCTTGCACGCATTGCCACCACGCCGACGTGCCACCGTATGGATGGGTCCTGGGAAACAGGCTTTGACGGGCGTGAGTGGATGGGCCTTTGTCGTGATCAAGTAAAAATATTAGGAGATTTAACTTTGTCAGTCAATCGCGTTGAGGGACGCATTAGGAATATCGC